ACTTCCACCCTTTACTTCGAACGTTGATAGCTCACTAATAGTATCGGCATCTACAATATGAAGTTTATTCAATTCAACAATATCTTTTAGGTTCGAACACCCGATTCTCTTTACTCTCTTTGTCATCATTACGCCAATACCGTTTGACTTCACTGATGACGAAACGAACATGTTCTCGTATTCATAATCATAATACACATGATTGCATACAACTTGACCAGCATCGTTATTCTCAATTACAACCATCGCTTCATTATAGAGAGTAGCTACTTTAACGATTATATCTGGAAACAACATCGGAGACACTAGATTATTTCTATATGTGCATACCTGCGCGAAGCCAAGATCATCGATACGTATAACATTAAACGTTGAATAGTCTTGCCCTCTTCCTTTCGAAACGTCAACTGTCATTACATATCGAACACCTTCTTTAGGCTTCTCATAGTATGATACATCATTTCGAAATTCAACTGGTGTAGCAGCCTTCAAACTGAGAAGTGTATTAGAAGATACTAAAGTGTTTGATGTACCGTGAAAGGAGTTACCAAACTCTTGCTCAAATTGTCGTTCAGATGTATTAGCAACTGTCTGCTTCTTCCATGCTTCATCTCGACCAGGAACATCCCACCAATCAACACGAAACGGTTTAAATTCATTTGTATTCTGTACAGCTCCTTCGTATAACCTATGATATACATTACCGACACCACCCGCGGTCGAAGTAATAATCACCTTTGTCTCTTTACCTGCCGAGACAACTGGATATGTCGATGTGTAAAACTGTGCAGCATTCTCAACGAAAGCAAACTCGTCAAGGAAAAGAAGATTTACTGATAGACCACGAATAGAAGAACCAGAAGTCGCTGCTGCAACAATCTTAGTGTTATTTCCAAATGTGATATTCCCTTTATTGAGTGCCTTACATCCAGGCTGTAAAAAGAATGGGAGATTCTCGAGTGCTAGTGTGACACGAGATAACATCTCTCTTGCTGTTGCACCCTTATTTGCAAGGATCGCAATTGTCTTTTCAGGATGAAAGACTGCATACCACAGAATGTAAATAACTGTACTAATACTTTTACCAGACTGCCGACATGCTAACACAATAGAGAATCGATTCTCATTGAAGTGTTTAAACATTCTTTCCTGATATTCGTACGGCTTAAACGAGACTAATCCGTCGTCGAGCGAAATTACTTTAATATACTTCTCAGCGAAATATATCGGGTCTTTCATGCATTTTACGTATTCAGCAACTTCTTCTTGTGTGAAGTTTTGCTGAACGCCATCCCTCTTTACGAGCGGATTTCCTAAATAACCTGCTTCTCCATTAACTATCGTCATTGTTCTTTAGAAATTTTTGTAATTCAGTAGTAGAACCAACGAAGATAGCATTATTTGTGGTGCTTCCTGAAGCATTTTGTTTTTGCTCTTCAGATTGTGTCAACTCTTTTCTCTTCTTTTGTAGAGTAATAAGCTGATCCATCATATCAGTAGTAGTCTTAAACATGCCAGAGAGAACTTCGAATGCTCGAGGATGTTCTGTCTCAGTTGCAAGTGCCATCATACTATCAATAGCTTCTTCAGATCTCTCAATTAATGATTTGATCTTCTCTCGCGAGTAAGCATAATCTTCTTCAGTATCAACAACAATCGCTGATTGCGCTACTTCAGTTTTGATCTTCTGCAATTCCTGAGGTATGTGCGTTTGTAGAGCACTCAGTATATCTTCTTTTGACTTAATCATAATATAGCGTATTGTTACTATGGACTATCGTCAAATCCGAAGGTAGTAATAGCAGTAAAATTATCTGGTGTATCATCACCTGAACTTAGTTCAGTTTTAACTCTGTCAATTGGTTCAGATGCAGATGCGGGTGTAGAGTTATTATAAAGATCTATATCAACTATGCGAATAACAGCATTCGGTGAGACACGTCCAGTGAACCTAACTTTAACAACAAAATCAAGTGTATAGATGAGTGTTCTTCTCGTAGTAAAATCGCCTTCATACGAATCTTCAAAGCTTGTGCTGTTTAAAATAATAGGAACATCAACAGAATTACCTGGACCTTCCATGTCTTTTATCGCAACAGTATATTCAGGAACGAATGTTGGAACAATTTGCTCGAAGATTTGGAGAGCATCATCTTGGTTTTTAGCAATGATGTTGAGTTGCATACCAATATCATATGGCACAGATTGCTTTAAAACATTCTTACTAAGTTCAGTTCCAGCAACACCAAACAATTTCACATTTGATTTGTTCAATGCATTGCTAGTGTTTCTATCAATAGAAGTAATTTCAAAGCTCATTCTTGGCAATTTGATCGCCAATTTCTGGTCTTCTAAACTACTGTCTTGTTCAATCCTTGCAAGAAACTTACTCTTTGGACCATACGCTAAAGGCACACGGGTTTCACCAACGCCCTTTCTAACAATTTTGAGATTATTAAAAACAGTTCCAAAGACTGCAACAGTCTTCTTTAGAGTTTGATTGTAATAGTGTGTTCCGTCTAACATATTAAGTTACGTCAATTTCTCCGAAAGGATTTATCTCAGAGAAATCTATAAAGTTGTTTCCTGTTATTTCGAAGTCAATGTTTTGTGCATTAGGATCGTTATTGTCCATTGCATTGAATGAATCTTTCAGTGTGATAGCATAAGATGCTTCAGAGTCGACTCCAATTAAATTACCTATATTCACTCCAGTAACTCCAAACGATGTATTAGTATCATCGCTCGCTTCAATACCAACTACATCCACTTCGTCTGCTCGTATTTCAGCAATCTCACCGTTAATAGTAATATTAGGAGAACCAATAATTGTTTGAGTTATATCTTCACCTACTTGGTATGTACCTATGCCATCACCAAGAGTAAGAGTTGTGCGAGATGCAAAGTTTGTCTCAAAGGAATCAACTTCCTCAACTCCAGTATCAAGAGCTTCATTACCATATTCAAACAACTCACACGTGAGTTTGTATGTTGGCATATTCTGCAATTGATAGAATGGTGTATCACCATCTACATAACGAATTTCGAATAACCCTTTTACTAAAGGCAGATAAATTAAATCACCTTCATTAGGTCTAATAGATGATGTTGCTTCGCCAAATCTACCGATCAACTGGTCCCATCTACGTCTAGATAGTACAAAACTAATTTGACTTCTAACTTCTAATCCGAACTTACTTAATAGATTGCCATCACCTTCGAAGCCATCAACACTATCGACATACATCTCGATTTGAAAAGCTTCACCAAATTTACTTAAAGCATCTTCATTAAAGATCTCATTAGTGTCGACTATACTCCGCGGAATATAATAAGCTTCATGACCGTATATGCGAAGGCTCTCTATAATAATATCTTCATAGAGATTCTGCTCGCTTGACGTACCGTGCGAAAAGTATACATTTCTTGGCATAATATATTATCCAACAAAGAAGTCAGTTGGTGCTTCATATGTTAACTGCATTGTTTCTTCGATCTTCTCGATATCAGAAATTGCATCATCATAAATCTGACGACCATTTAGAGTAACTCCTCCTGGCATCTGCATACCTTCGAACTTAATAAGATTCGCTCCCCATTGTCTTTTAATCAGGGCAACAAGATACTTTTTAAGAAGCATATCATTATAGATATCAGTGTATGTTTCAGGATCGAGAACTTCATGACCTTCAACAATGATGTAAATACCTTCTACCAAATCATCTCCTTCAACATACAATCTATTCTGATGACGAGAGAAAGATGATCTTTGTGACATACCATTGACCTTTAAGTCAATCATTGCCATATACTGCTTAGTCATTTCGTAATCAATCAAACCACCTGGGTTTCTTAGATTGTACATATCATTAAAGTGCATCTGATAATCAACCGAAAACATTCCACTCTGTGAAGTTGATGCACCAATAGGAAAGATATTGTTTACAAATATCATCGAATCAGGAACTGTAACGTATCCGTTAGTTACATCTTCAGCAGTAACCAAATGCTTACGATAGTTGCGAACGATCGAATCGGAATGATACTCTTGATAAAATTGCATCGCCTCATCAACACGATCTTCAACCTGATCTTCATCAACATTAATCTCAATAACTGGCGCACCGATAGCTCTAAGAGCATAATCGATTAGTGTTTGTCTGGAATTTGGTTTAGCCATAATTCTATTTATACTAAATTGACAGTTACATTTGTGTTGTCGCCAATTGACTGACCAGTTCCTGCTGTCCAGCCAGTAGTTCCAGTGGGAACATTTAAAGTAAGTGGTGACGCTGTGTTAAGGAAAATACTTGTAGCTGCATCTATGACTGATTTAGGCATAGACAGATCAACAGTTGCTAAAACAGTGCAGTCGATGAATGCATAAGTCCCGATGCTGGTCACGCTGTTGCCAATGGTGACGCTCGTCAGGCCAGTGCAGCCTTGGAATGCGAAATCCCCGATGCTGGTGACGCTGTTGGGAATAGTGATGCTCGTCAGGCCAGTGCAGTAACGGAATGCGTCATTCCCGATGCTGGTGACGCTTGTGCCGATGGTGATGCTCGTCAAGCTGGTGCAGGATTCAAATGCTCTATTCCCGATGCTGGTGATGTAATTTCCAGTGCTGGCTGTCGCCAAATTATTGCATGCATAAAACATGGTATCCGTGTCTTGCAGAGCTACATTCCCTAGAGTCTCTACTGAAATAATGTTCTGATTGTCAGAGAGACTCATTTGGGGAAGAGTTCCGCTGGCTCCTACTTGAAATGTTCCAAAGGTAGGAGCAAGAACGTCATATGTCTTTTGCACTGTTCCAAAGCTAGGGGAAAACGTAGGGCTTCCGTCGCCCCAATCTATGGTTGCATTGTAAACTACACCAAAATTAAACTGAACTTCAAGGATTGCACCGAGGGAAGTATCGACAGTAAACAGTAAGTCCTGCTCTGGAAAGGAAATGTCTGTTCCTAGATACGATGCATCTATCTCGTTTAATCCAAGATATATTTTATTTACTGGTAAACTTCCGAGTGCTATTGTCATTATGGCTTAATTATGTAAAGGGTTGTCGCT